ATATTATTATATTATTATATTATTATATTATTATATTATTATATTATTATATTATTATATTATTATATTATTATATTATTATATTATTATATTATTATATTATTATATTATTATATTATTATATTATTATATTATCTTAATAAAAATAATTTTCTTTATATAATTTACTATCATCAGAGTTTTGAAATGTTTTATTATATACATATAATGTATTTTTTAAATAATACTCTATTTCTGTTAATTTTTCTTTAAATGGTCTAAATCGAGGAGCTGTTAAATCATGTATCTTGGTATGTTCTAAATATATATTTTTTATTTTATCACTTCTATTGTAACGATTGCAATAAAAAAGATATTTAAATTCATTTTTTAATTCATCATCATTTTTATATTCATATGTTTTAAATAATAGTTTTAATAATTCTATAAATTTATTTGCGTAAATATTATTTTGTATTGATGGTATTTCAGTTAAGTTAAGTCCATAAATAAATGCATACATAATTGTTTTGAAATAGAAATTAATATTATTGTAAATTATATATTCTTTTGCTGTATCGTTTATATTATAAAATATATGTCTTTCTGTATATTTAATATCTTTCATATTTTTAACCCAATCTTCGCAACTTTTTTTACCATAATAAGGTTCATTATATTTTACTCTATTTAAAATCCCTTCAATTTTTTCTTCATAATTTATTAAATATTTTAAAATAGCATCTAATTCTGAATATGTAGTTTTTTCTGTAATAGAATTGAATTTAAATTCTAAAATTATTATCACATATTTATTCTCATCAGATAAAACAGAACCAGTTTTTCTACGGTTAGATACTGCTTTCCTGCGAGATGCTGGCTTAAGTGATGATGCAACTGGACTACGAGATGCTTGTGGGCTACGAGATGCTGATAGGCTACGAGATGCTGATAGGCTACGAGATGCTTGTGGGCTACGAGATGCTGATAGGCTACGAGATGCTTGTGGGCTACGAGATGCATATAATTTGGTACTTAAGGGATGTATATATGCGTTATTTTTCATAAATAAATTATGTTTAGCACATGCATTAGAAATTAATACATTAGGTGAACCTTCTGTTATCTGTTGAGTTATATTGATACCTGTAAGTGGGTTTATTTTTCCACCATTTTCTATCCATTTGTAACATTCGACTTCATCCATAAACTTATCATATTTTTTTTGTTTTTGCCTAATAGATGCTTTAATTGTAGACATAATAATTCTATATATATTGCATATAATAATATTTATAACTGCATTTTATCAGTATATTCAATATATATATTTTTGTAAATACCATGGTCGTCTAATATATCTGTAAATTTGACTTTATATAAAAATAAATAACTTTTATTTTTTTTCAATATCAATATATTATATCATTTTTATAGAATTACATATGGATAATGCGGTGTATTATAATAGTAAAATGGTTGATAACTATTTGCCTGATGATACACTATATATATTGGCGTTGAATAGTATATATGTGACGGGTAATAATATAAAAGGTTTTCTATACTTTTAGGCGCATGTGGAATACTTTTTGCGATGGGAGTTTCTATATTTTTAGACACGTCAATGTCATTTATATATGGTTTCGCATCATTTGTTTCTATTTTTAAGTTAGGTATCATACTCGGGTTCACATTAATATCATAGTTTGTGCTTAAACAAGGGTATTGTTCAAAACCACATTTCTTTAATTCCATTCTAATAGAATTTACAAATGAAAAAACATCATTTAATTGTTGTGGACTTTTTTTCAACACCTTTATAATACTAGCAGTTAAAGCACCTATATATTTATAATCACCCAATAGATTCCAAGCATCTGCAGAAGTTTGATTGTCCATACATCCTGAAATTAGTATAGTTTTTGATTTTATTTTACATTTAGAATTCTCAATCTTTGGTTTATTATTTGTATTCCATGAAAACTTCAAATCTAATATAGTACCGCTATGACAAGAATCACAAATAAATAAAATTTTAGTTAAAGGATTGAACAAGCTAATAACCCTGTTTATTACATCATCTATTATAATTCCTTTTTTTTCATAATCTGAAGGTACCAACCCTTCATCATATCCATCACTTTCATCTCCTGAATAATCTTTTAGATACGATCCATGTCCGCTATAATGTATCCAAACAAATTCTAGGTTTTCAGTATGTGATTTAATTGCAATATCATATAATTTTTGAATAATACCATTATATGATGTATTTTTTACATCAATATCATCAGTGTAAGTTTCTACAGGTATCTGTAATTTTGTTGATATATAATTAGATATCTGATTAACATCGTTAATACATCCATTTAATTTTCCATAATTACAATGATCATAATTTAGACCAAACAACAACGCTCTACCTTGTATTTTACAACTATTCATAATATATTATATTATAATATTTTATAATTAAGAAAAACAACACGTTTTACATATATTGCAAGGCTAAAAATTATTTACATTTATACCTTCTATAAAAATCATACCCTTTATATTATATATTTTTGTTTTACATATATTAGAAAATAAACTTATGATGTCGATGAGAAGTACTACAAGTAAAGATAGCGATACAGTAAGTAGTTACAGTTCTTATAACGAAGATGGTCAAGATAATGTTGCAAATTGTATTAGAAATAGAAGTAATTTTAGCATGGTTAAGTCATTTCATATGATGGATAAAAAGGATTTTAATCCTGAACTTCTAAAAATATATATCGAGAATGATGCTGCACCTAAACTTAAGTTGTTGTTAAAAAAAATTCAATCACTTGATGAAAAGGATATGAAATCATCTGGGAAACTACATAAACATCTTATTTTTACAGATGTAAATAGAAGTGCATATGGGGCAAAGATTATCGCATCGGCGCTAGCATCATATGGTAAACATATAATATATCACCCACAAGGAAAAGGTTTTTCGATTTTAGACGACGAAAGGTTATTGGAAAATAAAGGGAATAACTTCTCTGTTTTATTAAGCAAGTCATTTTATGATCGTCCTGTTAATGTTAAAATTCGCAAAGCAATACTAGAAAAATTCAATTCTAGACCTGAAAATGTACATGGTGATTTAATTAGATTTATTATTTTAGATCAAGGATTTAAAGAAGGTATAGATCTATTTGATGTTAAGTATGTACATCTTTTTGAACCGCTTTCTGTATTAGCAGATGAAAAACAGGCTATTGGCAGAGCAACTAGATTTTGTGGGCAAAAGGGTCTAGAGTTTCACCCTAGATATGGTTGGCCATTATATGTGTTTAAATATGATATATATATTCCAGAAAAACTTCAAGAATTTTATCTAAATAGCAGAACATTGTTTGATTTATATATCAAACATTCCAATCTAGATATGAAAAAAATTATATTCGCGAGCGAATTAGAAAATGCAACTATAAATTCTGCAATTGACCGCGATTTAACAAAAGCTATACATTTATTTAAAGTTGAAAAACCTGAACCGTTACCAAATAGCACAAGTAATAGATCTAATGTAATAAATTATGAAGCATCAGGTGGTAAAAAATATGTGATTAAAGCTCCTCCTAAAATAATGAAACTACAACAGATGAAAACATTTATAACAAGTAAATTCTCTCGAATGAGATATCCAAGAATGGTATTAGAGAATAATTGTAAAAATGGGGGAGGTATTAATGGTAATAATGTAACTTTTACACCTACTCAAGATGTTATAAGGCACTATTTTCAACCAGAATCTGCATACAAAGGTATTCTACTGCATCATAGCGTTGGAACTGGAAAGACATGCACTGCAATTGCAACTGCTACAACTAGTTTTGATATCGAAAATTATACTATTTTATGGGTAACAAGACATACACTCAAAGCTGATATTTGGAAAAATATGTATGGTCAGGTTTGTAGCTTAGACGTTCAAGAACAGATAAAAAATGGCTTAAAATTACCAAATAAAATTGGAAACAAATTTAAATATATATCTAAAAATTGGCTTGAACCAATTTCATATAAACAATTTAGTAATATGCTTCTAGGAAAAAACAAAATATATACTGAAATGGTTCGCAGAAATGGTAAGGAAGACCCACTTAAAAAGACCCTTCTTATAATAGATGAAGCTCATAAACTTTATTCACCTACTGTTGCAAAAAGTGAAAAACCAAATACATCTGTATTAGAAAAGATGATACAAAACTCATATGACAAATCTGGTAAAAATAGTGTAAAAGTCATGCTTATGACTGCAACACCATTTACAGAAGATGGTATGGAAATGATTAAGTTACTTAATCTTCTTAGAGATGGTGATAAACTTCCAACAAATTTCAAAAAATTTTCAGACAAATATTTAAATGATGATGGATATTTTACAAAAAAAGGTCTCAAATCATTCCAAGATAGTATTAGTGGATATATAAGCTATCTGAATAGATCACAGGATGCACGTAATTTTGCTCATCCAGTTATTCAAAATGTATATGCTAAATTATCAATAGAACATTCTCAAGATTCCAAAAAAATAGATAAAATATCAATTGAAACAAAAAATTATATTAAAGATGTAAAGGTAAAAATAAAAGAATTAAATGTAAATGCTAATGAATTGAAAACAGAATGTAATAATAATGTTAAAAGTATATTTAATAAAGATATTATATCAATGAATAATGACAAAAAATATGCAGAAAATAAATGTAAAGAACTCAATGTAAAAGAAAGAAAAGGATGTAAAGAAAATGTTGTTATTAAATTCAAAGAGTTATTAAATGATATAAAACAAAATAAGGTTATGTCGATGGAAAAATGTAAAGATATTAATAATACAATTTATAATAATAATTCAGCTATGAAGAATATGCGTTCTAAAATTGAAGAAATGAACAATGAACTTAATATGTATAACAAAAGACATGATGCTATTAAGGATGTAAATAACAAGAAAAAAGATATTCGGGTACAAATAAAAGAATTAAATAAAACAAAAAATACTCTTAAATCTAAATTAAAAAATCTTCGTATTGATATTAAATATAAAAAGAATTTAATATCAATCAAGCTTATAAAACTTAAAGAAATTGATGATAAAAATAAAAGAAATATAGGGTTGAAAGAATTTAGATTAAATAATCCTTTAGTTTTAGAAGTCAAAGAACTTGTTAAAGAATTTAAGGAACTAAAAGCACATATTTCTAAACTGAATTCTCAAGTAAATGTTATGAAAATGGTAAATGGTATTAAGGCTATTAGAAATATATCACAAGACTATGCTATTACTAAATTTTGCAATAATAATATATAAGGTTATTTATTTTTTTATGATTATCGATATTTATATATATTTATCCTTCATTTCCTCAATAAATATATCATATTTAGCATTTTTATAATATTATAATAATATAATAATATATAAAAAAGAGAAACTATTTATGTATAGTTTTTCAGATATAAAAAATAATTATGGAAACGATTTGGACTTAATATCATGGTATAGATTTCAAGAAGATTTGAAAGATAGTAGCGGGTATGAAAATCATTTAATACCTTATGGAAAAATAAATTATAGTGCATTTGGTAAAGCAATTTCTTCATATACTTTTCCTATAAATGAAATAATGATATCAGACATTATATATGAATATTGTGTAATTACTGCAAATGCATCAATTACATTTAGTACTAATACTGTCTGTCAAATTTTAGTAGTAGGTGGAGGAGGAGGTGGTGGTAAATATATAGGTGGTGGAGGCGGGGGTGGAGAAGTAGTACATATAACATCTGCTACTCTTATTGGCGGAACTGTATATAATGCTGTTATTGGACAAGGAGGGTCAGGACGTGATTATGTTGATGCACAAGGTCAGAATACAACTTTTGCAAATATTACTGCAAAGGGCGGGGGTAAAGGAGGGAGTGGTGGTGAAAATATTTCTACAATTCCCGATAATATAGGTACATCAGGTGGAAGTGGTGGTGGAGCTAGTGGTTGCGGTACTGACACGCAAGTAACTAATAATGGATTGTCAGCTGGTGCAAAATCAACTATACCAGCTACGTTTACCGGTAATGTATATGAAGGTAATAAAGGTGGAAATTCTGGTGTATCAATAGATTATAATTATTGCGCAGGAGGTGGAGGTGGTGGTGGTGGTACTATTGGCAAAAATGGAAACACTACAAATACTGGCGATGGTGGTGATGGCGGTGATGGTATTTTAATAAATATAACGGGTGCAAATTATTATTGGGGTGGAGGAGGAGGTGGTGGGTGTTTTAATGTTGGACAACCAGGTAATGGGGGTAAAGGAGGTGGTGGAGGAGGGTCTAGTGGACACAGTTGGGCTGGTATAAGTGGTGGTGGATGGAAAGGTGAAGAAGGTATAAATGACGGGTACTATAGGAGAAGATGGTCACAACACGCAGGAAGTGGGGGGGCAAATACAGGAGGTGGTGGAGGTGGCGGATCATGGAGTACATCTTGGAGTTTTTGGACAGTTGGTGGAAATGGGGGGTCAGGTGTTGTTATTTTAAGATGGGTAAAGAATACTGGAAATCAGTTGCCTAAAATCTTAAGAGTGCAAACAAACCAAGCATTATTATTTGAAAATAAAACATCTTTAGAAACCGAATTGACAGCATGTACAACATTTTATAATAATATAGAAAAAACGATTTCATTTTGGGTAAAACATAGTTTATATAATAATAATAAGAATACAATTTGCCATACAAATAGTGAAAATATTTATATACTAAATGGTTATATTGAAATTGCTGCATTTATTGTCAAGTCAGATTTAACAAATGTTGAAACAATAATTAAGTTTAATGATGCAGGAGAAAGACTTGCTGAAAATGCATGGATACATATAGTACTTGCCTTCACAGTAACTGATGTTACTTTATATTGCAATAATACTGCAAAAAGGACATTCAATAGAATAAATAGTGTTGCTAATGGTACTAATGTTTATAATGATACAGGTAAATTAACAATTGGGTCAAATGATAATATAAGCAATTTTCTTGGAAATGGCGCGCTTTTTTATCTAGCAGATTTTAGGTATTATAAAAGAACATTAAATACTACAGAAATTACTGCAATTTATAATGAATCATCTACTGATTATAATACTAAAGCTATTAAATTCAGTGATTTTAAAAAAAGTGCTATCACAAAATATACAACAGGATTGAACACGTCAAGTGATACTAATGTTAAGATATCTAACTTTATTGACAAAAAAAGAGGCCTTGTAGAAGGTCTTGTCTTTACAGTTATAAATGGTACAGGATCTTATTTTGCAGATGATGTAAATTTAACTAGCGTTTTTGAAAAGAATGGTGCATGGTTAAAAAAAGGGATTTCTTCTAAATTTGGAAACAAAACAATTGCAACAGCTGGTATTATACCGAACAGTGATGCAATGGAAATTTATACAGTTGAATGGTTTGGATACTTTATACCAAAAGTAACAGGTTCGTATACTTTTAATTTAACATCTGACGACGCTTCATATATGTGGTTTGGAGATAATGCTAAATTTGGCTATACAACTGCTAATTGTTTTATTAACAATGGTTCAAGACATCCTGCTGTTCTCGTAACTTCAACTATTGATATTACAACATTAAGCATTTATCCTATAAGGATAATATTTGGAGAAGGAGGTGGAGGTGATAATTTTTCGCTTTCATTCAAAATTGATAGCGGGGTAGCTACTTCAGACTTTACAGGGTATGTATTTTCTTCAACAGGATTGGATGATACATACCCATCTTATAATGCTGATTTTATAATAGGAACAGGATATAGAATAAAAGATAACGTATATAATATTATCGTAAACAACGTTTCAACTCCAACTTATTGCCTTATGGATTATATTTGGAATGGTGGTGGATATATGATGTTAATGAAAGCAAGTCGCGGGAATACATTTACCTACTCTTCTACATATTGGACAGATAATACGACAACATTAAACACGACATCCACAAATCTATCAGATATGGATGCGAAATTTAATACATTTAATCATTACAAAATAAATAGCTTATTAGTATTATGGCCAGATTTACCTATAAAAGGTGGATCAGAATATGTTATGAGGCATTTTAACTGGGTACATCGAGATTGTAATAGTGGTACAAAAGAAACAGCATTATGGAGGTTTACAAATACTACAAATTTATCAAGTGATGCCAAAAATTTTGCTCTATATACTGAAGTAAATCATCGTCCAATTGTTGCTAGACCATGGAGACAAGGAATATTTTCATCACAACCAGGTGCAAATCAATTTGGATATAATAGCATTAGTACATGGAAGAATGTGAGGTTTGGGTTTCAATGGAATAATGAAAATGATTTCCTTTCGGTTGATGTTATAGGAGGTATTGGATTAAATACAGGACATAGCGCAGGTGATTTTCTTGGTTGTTGTCAAGATACGACCGGTTTGAATAGAACTATGGCTTTTCAAATGTTTGGGAAATAGACACTATAAAAATAATTCTATATAAATTATATGAAATTTCTAACATAATAAATAAAAAAAATATGAATAGAAAAACCATAGAGAAGATAGTATTCTTATCAAATAATTTAAGAGGATTGCTGGATGTATCCTATACAGGATACTAAGAAAACCATAGAGAAGATAGTATTCTTATCAAATAATTTAAGAGGATTGCTG